TATATTGATATATAAACACTTTTTCACTACATAGAAATGGCATGGGGCATTGTTGGGGCATCACTGGCGAAATTTGCGTTCAGAATACTCAACTGATCGACATTGTTATCGCTCATCCATTTACCGTAAACGTTGTATACCATCTGGGCTGAAGTGTGTCCCATCTGTGCAGCGATGAAGTTTGGGTTTGCTCCAGCGCTTAGAGCCCAGCAGGCATAAGTATGCCTTGACTCATAAGCTCGCCGATGTCTTATGCCTGCGCGCTTCAGAATATCGTTCCATGTGGCGCCAAATGAGCCGGGCGCGTACCAGTCTCCGCCTTTGCCGTTTCTGGCCGTCAGCCGCGGCACAAAAACAAACGTACAGGCATCAACACGAACGCGGCCAAACTCGCGAAGATTGACGTCTATCTCATGTTGCTTTCCCATGCGGGTATATGCCAGTTGGCTTTTCAGTGCCTGGATTGCGGGTTCTGTTAGGTTAACCACCCGATTTCCGCACTCAGTTTTTGGCGGAGTAAAGTGGCCCTGCATAGCTATGTTCCGGCTAATGGTTATGGTGCCTTCTTTCAGGTCGATATCTTCCCAGGCCAGGGCGGCGATTTCTCCATGTCGCATACCGGTGTTGATGGCCAGCACCCACAGATTTCGAATCTGCTCAGACGGGCTCGCGTTGAGCAATCGCCTGTACTCGCTTTTTGTGAGCGGGTCTGGCTCAGCCTTGCTTTTTCGCAGTGGGCCTACACCGGTGAATGGTGATTTCTCTATATAGCCATTCAGTTCAGCGAATTTGAACATCTGGCCAAGGCAATTTAGGTAGACGTTAACTGTCCGTACAGTACGACCTTTTTTCGCTGCTCTGTTTTTCTGGTGTTTTCCGCAAATCTGATATCCGGTAAGCAATTCCTTGCGCACTAGCAGAACATCTTCATTGGAAACTCCGGAAATTGTCTTTTCTGGCCCGAGAATTTCCGTGCAGATTTTGATGTATGAAACATACCGCAAATGTGAATTCCCGGTTATCTCCATTTGTTTCAGTTCCAGCCATCGAGCTGACAGATCTTTCAGTTTGATGCCCGACTGTATAAATCCAAACCTGCGCAGGTTAGGGGATTGTGGGAACTGCACTGGGTAGTTGAATGAACCTGTTTTAATCGCATAACAGATCGACGTGCGCAGTTCTCCCGCTACTCTTCTGTTTTTTGGCGTATCTGGCACACCAAGACTTTCCCTTACCCTTACACCCTGATAGATAAACCACAGGCGGAGGGTTCCGCCGTGGTTTTCCACTCCTGTTGGGTATTTGCTCATAACGATTCCTCGTTGGTTGATAGGAGTGGGTATTTAAACAGATTGCTTACGTGGTTTCGCCGGCTTCTGGCGATCAATCCACAGGTCTATTTCATCCAGGTTGTAGAAGCATGGGCTGTTATCCCAGGGCTCACAATCGTATGAAACGTGCTTATATTCTTTTCCCTCAAGAAATGTGTTTTCTCTGGCCTTCTTCAGTGTTCCTTTTTTGATTCCCTTAAGGGCGATCAACTGATCCTCAGCCACCCACTTTCCTGGGGAGACCATTACAACAACTTCACCCATAACCGCCTCCGTCTTACCTGTGGCCTGCTGGTTTTTCAGAATCATCATCCCCTCCGATGCTTACCGCGCAATTCCTCTTCTTGCTGACAGTCAGCGCAGCGCTGGCATCCCGCCACCAGTTCCCGGCGTCGCTCGGGTATCTCTTCCCCGCAGTCGCGGCAGTGAGTAGCTGAAACTGCGTTATGGTTGATGCGCATGTTCTGGATGGTCATATCCAGCCGGCGCTCTGCCAGCTCGTTGGCCTGGTCGATGATTTCTGGCATGTCAGCGCTCCTTTATCTTTCCGTTCAAAATGCCGATCTCCACATAGAGATGGCTTGGCGTTAACCCAAGCTGCCTTATCAGCGGCATGCATCCGTTGAGGATCGGCCGCGATATCTCGTCGCAACTTAAAGCAGGGGATGACCGCCGTTTTGCCTTAACCTCATCGTTAGCCCTGCGCGCGATGCTTCTGAGCGCATTTTTCGTTTCTTCTGGCGTCATGCGACCCCCATATAAGCGCGAATGAAAGTCGCCGCAGCCTGGGCGTTTATAGCGTTTCCGTAGCCTTTGAGTCGGCCGACGCGGTTGCTGCTTGCCACTCTTGCCACCCCGGGCTCGACTCGTCCCATGCGTGCGGCAGCCCCATCAACCAGCGGGAATGTGCCGGGTTCAACTGGACGCCATTTGCCATCTCGACATAAGAGCCAGTCCGCATCTCGCCAAAAACCGTTAACCTCAAGGGGCAACAGGTGAACGCCTGGCGCGGCAGTTGGTCCAGTCGCTCTTTCCCGTTCCGCTGCGCAGTCATTCCCGCCGAGTCCTTCCAGTCGCGCGACATTGGCGTTACCCACCCCGCCATCTTTACCAGCCCGGCAAGATTCTCCAGCCCCCTCTTTGTTTCTGGCTGATCCTTTGTATTCGCCACCGGCGTCGGCCAGCCGGACATCATCGCCGCCGTTTGAATATTCATCCCGCCCTGGCGCCCGGACGTTCCCGCGCCGGTCACTGATGACGCTGTTGGCGTTGGCCACCCAGTAGGCCCGCTCTCTGATGTGCGGCGCACCGACGCCCGCTGACGTAAACGGCACAAGCCCGAAGGCGTATCCCACTCCTTCCAGGTCTGCTTGTACAAGGTCGAACCATGTGCTTGCGTTACCGCTTGCAACCTGTTCGCCAAAGACATGCTGAGGTCTGCACTCGCTGATGAGATGGAAAAAGTGGGGCCAAAGGTGCCGCTCGTCAGCAAACCCATCTCCTTTGCCTGCCGCGCTGAAAGGCTGGCACGGGCAGGAACCAGTCCAGACCGGGCGATCGTCAGGCCATCCGGCGAGGCGGAGGGAATGAGACCAGACGCCGATCCCGGCGAAAAAATGACACTGGGTAAATCCTCTGAGGTCGTCAGGTCTGACATCTTCAATACTCCGTTCGTCAACTTCGCCCGGGGCGATATGCCCGGCGGCTATGAGGTTACGCAGCCACTGCGCCGCGAATGGGTCTATTTCGTTGTACAGAGCGAAAGGTTTAGTTCCGATTACGTGCATCACGTTTCCTCGCCTTGGCATTTCTTGCGTGCATTCTCATGCACTCCCTGCACTGTCTGGCACCAAGTGGAGTTACATGTAGGTTTTCTCCATTTAATGGATGGCCTCTCTTGCAGTGGGATTTGCGTGCATTAACCCCCATGAGAGTGGAACTCTTATGGATGTTTTCTTTGTGGCTTATTGCCTGAAGGTGCGCCGGGTTTACACAAGATCTGTTGTTGCAGATGTGGTCAATTTCTTTTCCGGCAGGTATTTCGCCCTTGTACAACTGGAATGAGATTCGATGGGCCCCTGTAGGCCTTACTCCATTCCATAAAATCCCGTAACCGCTTGGTAGCCGACTACCGGTAAAAATCCAGCATCCAGTTTCAAGGTCCTTCTCAACCTTGCTAAGCAAGCGTGATTCCGTGCTGGCAGGTAGTGAGTTACATTTCGTCATGCTGCCTCCGTCTTCACAACGTCAATGGCGCATCCAGGGATCAGCTCAACGGAAGCGGTGGCGCACTGGTTGCCCCAGTGGCTCCAGCCTGGCGCTGCGCTGCGACTGAATAACTCAATCCGCGGCACGTCGCCGTAGAGCAGCTCCAGGCGGTGGCGAACTTCCCACGGTTTCTCGCTGTGCGCGCCGAGAGGGCTGTAGACCACCTGCTTAACTCCAGCGTGCTTGCGTTCCAGCCCGGCGCCGCGGGTGGCGATCAACACGTCTTCGGTATTGGCGCGGGTGTGGTTTCCGCCGTTCATGCGCGTCTCGGCATTCAGCAGGGTGAGGAAGTCGTAAAAGTCGGCGACGTCACCCTCTGCCAGTGCCTTGTTAATGCGCAGCTCGGCCAGTTGGTTCAGCTTCACCCAGGTGAAACCCTTCATCGTGCGCACCGTAAAACCCCAGGCCTCGGCCAGCGCGATCGCCTCCTGGTTGTGGGTGCCCGTGTACCACATCGCCAGCACGGCGTTTTCTGCAGCAACTTCCCACACTGGCAGGCGCTTCAGGTCGATGAGTCGCATTGTCGAATAGTGGTCCACTGCGGCGCCGTTGCTGATTGTGTTCCCATAAGCCCATGGCGGATCGGCGTAAATCAGAGAGTATTTTCTGCTCATGCTTCACCGCCAGAATTTGGTTTCCATGTAAACTCAGGAGCGATAATCACATCCATGCAGGTTCCGCTATCGTTGTATTGTTCGAGCATTTCAAGAGTGTCAGCGTCAGTCTGGGTATCCCCGTAACTACCAACAATGCAGAGCAATTCAACAGGCGCCCCGAGGTTTTGCAGGGCAATAGTTAACTGCTTTGCTAATGCCATTTTCATCGCTTCGTTACTCATGCCACCACCTTCTTGCTGTTCATCAGCTCAGCCAGCCGCTGAGCCTTTAATGGGTTTTTGATAACGTCGCCGCTTGGGGCGATCCATCCCCGGCGATTGATGGAATAGGGCAGAGTGGCACTGCCAACGGTGATACCGTCGTGGTGATGTTTCATTTTTCCTCCCGAGGGATTCGATAAATTTCCCCACCAATTAGCCCGTCACCCCATTTCTCTACAGAGAGGTAGGGGATTACCTGCTCAAGTTCAGGCGCTGAAATGAATACCTCGCGCATTTCAAGAGCTGGAGCCCATCCTTCGTAATAAGGATCGTGATAGTTGAGAGTGATTCCAGCTGTATGACCGAGAGCACCCCTTGCTGTCTGCCAGCGGTGAAACGCTGTGATGTTGTTACGCGCGTCCTTGCGCAGGATGGACAGGATTGATTCAGCTGTTACTTTCATGGCTGCCACCACTTGCGGCTTGTTTCAGCTCTCTCAGGCGGATGCCGGTAACGTCCCTGCACTTCGTCTGATGCTCAGGGAAGCCATGAAGGCCGTTCCATGCTTTCCCGTAGTTATCCTGGAGGGCCTTCGGATCGTTCTCTGAGCCTGCGTAAGCAGTGAAATCAGCGAGAATCTGATCTGCGTCGGCGGGCCTTACCTGGTGAGCCTCATAGTCAGGGTCCACCGTCGTCTCTTCTGTAGGGATGCAGAACGCCTGAAAGGCCGCATATTTGTACGCAATCGACATGGCCTTGTTCGTTGCTTTATCGCCGCTGTCCATCGCCTCGCCGTAGGTGACGACGGTATGAATGCTGCCGTCCTCCGTGCTGACAAAGTCGAACTCTGCCCGGACGGTCACATAAAACAACGCCCCACCATTTTTGCTGGTTCGCTCACAGCATGACCGCTCAGTACACCGTGGGAGGATCAGCAACTTGTGCTTAACCAGAGCAGGGGCCAGAGCGTTGTAAACGTCATCAATCCCACGGAATGCGTAGTTGACCTGGCTTCCCTGTTTTCTGGCCTTGCTGATACCTTTCTCTGCCAGCTCACCGGCTACCGAGCTGATGGCCGCATAAACTTTTTTCTCCGTCATTGAAAATTCCCCGCAAATTCATCCCAGCTGATCACCGGGTTCTGCCGTTCCGCAGAAAGGTTTACTGGTTCTTCATCGTCGAAATCACGTTCGCCAATTGCATCGCTCATCAGCTGAATGAATTTTTCGTCATCCCATTTTTCCGCCGCGCTCATGCCGCTTTCTCCCGATGAGTAATGACGTAGCCATGCTCCGCCAGACATTCGATCACCACGTCCCAATCCAGTTGCATGAGGACTTCACGACTATTAACCGTCCCCGACAGCACAACGTCTTCCAGCTCGACAGTTAACGTGTTATGCGGGCCTACAGATGTGCGCATGTCTGTGCATTCACATTTGATGTTCATAAGCACCTCAGTAGCTGATCCCGGTATGTGGGATATTTCCGTCTTTAATCGCAGTCAGGACTTCAATAGCCTGATCCCGGGTAAGGCTGGTATTGGCCAGAAGAGCTTTGACGATTTCAGTGCCTACAGCCTTGCGGTGCTTAACGTCGGCTTCGCGGCGCGCCTGCTCATCGGCTTTACGTTTCTCCTCAGCCAGGCGGGCCTGTTCGCGTTGCTCTGCCTCGCGGCGGATGCGATCGGCTTCTTCCTGTGCTTTGCGGCGTTCAGCTTCCACAGCGGCCTGCTTTTCGCGCTCCGCACGCTCAGCTGCTTCTCGCTGTTCACGCTCGGCTCGCTCTTTGGCCAAAATCGCTTCGCGCTCTCTGGCGGCTGCGGCGTCAATTTCACGCTGCGCCTGTTCTGCTGCTTCACGCTTTGCTTTCTCTTCTGCCAGGCGCTTAATCTCTTCTTCGCGGGCAATGCGCTGGCGTTCGGCTTCTGCTTTCTTCTCGGCCTGCTCACGGTCGAAAGCGTCATTCATCAGCAGGGCCATTTCGTGGTCCACTTCAACCTGCTTTCTGAGGGCTTCGAGCGCTGCTTTTTGCTCGGCTTCAATGCGCATGCGCTCTTCTTCAGCAGCCTTCTCTGCAGCAATTCGAGCCTGCTCCGCTTCCCATTCAGTCAGCGGGCGGCGCACTTCATCTTTCAGCGCATCGAGACGTTCACGAACAACGCGGCGGCTTTCATCGATTTGCTTTGGCAGAGCCTTCAGCTCAGCGACCAGGTCTTTACCTGCGTTGTCGATGTAGGTTTTAGAGCGCGCGACCTTGTGAGCCATGGATGCGATGGCGTCGCGGCCTTTTTTGGTGGTCACGTCCGGAACCAGGCTGCGAGCCTCTTTTTCGATCGCTTCAATAAGCGGGTCGAGCTGGTCGTTATTGGTGAAAACCGCCATCGCGTTCTTTTTCTCGATGACGACTAATTCCATTATTTCGCTCATGGTTTCCCCTGAAATTTGGTTGTGAGAATCCCCGGCGCGATAAAAGCCGCCTGATAGCTCAGTTAAATTCGTGCGCTGATATGCGCGGTTAATGCGTCCCGGCTGGTACCAGGTTCGGCTCAATGTTGCGTGAAGCGTATGGCCGGCGGATGTGGCGCAGATTGCCCTGTGGCTCATGCCAGTAACTGCCGTCGCGATAGTCGAAGCTGACAAGCCATGCGGCGCCGGTGCGGCGATTGCGCATCATCACGGCTCGTCCGTTGTTAGGAATTGAGTTAGCCATTGAACACCCCCGCAAAATGCATAATGTTGATAACCACCGCTGACCAGAGAACCATCATCACAATCAGCACGATAACCAGTGAGCGAATGCCGTTTCTGCTCATGCTGTACCACCAGGTATCAGGCAGAACGCGCTTGCTATCAGTACGCATAGGAAGATGGCGAATGCGTGTGCCAGAAACTTAAACCACTCGGTTTTATCTTCTTCGCGGATCATCTCTTCACCTTGCCTTGTCGCCGGCCAGCGGAACGTTTTGCTGTTATCCGGCGTTGCCGGTGTTGTTTGGATGGGTTAAATATACAAAACGTATTTTTGATAATCAATACAAATCGTATACTAATTTTTTGATTGATACATAACGTGATGTTTTTATTATTGATATATTTTTTTCTGGCGCGCTAATGTGCTCAAAAAAACATCAGAGTGGACAAGGTTATGGGGCTAGGTATGGATATGGAATGGGATGAGCTACTGGAAGACCGGGCAGCGTTTATCGCTGGTGAAATCGGCGGGGCTGTTGTTGAGCTGATAATCGACGGTGCGACATTTGACCGTGACGCTATTGTAGAACGGCTGGAGGCTAAGCGACGCAGCGTAGGCAATGTCATTCATAAGGGGCTGCTGCGTGATGCGGCGGAGTTCGCGAGGAAGGGGCATTAAAAACCCGGCGCCGGGGCCGGGTTGGGTTAGGCTACTAGCGATTCAATCCAAGTTTCTCTGCTGTGGAAAGGAAGCACCAAAGCCGTATCATTGAAAAGCAATGATAACTGCTGTAACTCAGGTGTTAACCCATCACTATCAACAATCACAAATCTGTTGCTGATTTCTGGAACCGCCTGACTTAAATCTACTATCTTACCTACGGTTGAGTGTGCAGTATTCCAGCCTTTACTGCTGGATAAGCTGACTGTAAATCCCCGCTTGGGAGCTACAAGTGGAGACTCGTTTCTTAAGGTTAATGGAACGGTGATGTTATGCCCGCTAATGCCCCGTACCTTCTCTTTTAGGGCTAACCTTGTGCCAAGACCAACGGATTTTAGATAACTAATCACGCATTTTTCAAACTTATCATCTTTAACTTCAGCATACCAATCTGCGGTTTGAGCAGATGCCAGCAGTCCACCTCTTATGACGCTAGCCGTAACCTGGCCAACAGAAATCTCATCGGCCCAAGCGGATATCTCGCCAGAATCATTCAACGTGATCCCCTGTGATGCGAGCGATGACCTTATCAAGTCAATTTTCTTTTTTGTCAGGTGGATGCCTCTAGCCTCAATGTTCATCAACGTGTCGCAATAATCAGTTATCCTGTACTGCCCACTCATTTCTTGAACAAAGACGCTAATGTGCTCGCTATCGTCATAGTAAGTAAATGGGCTAATCACGCGCAGCAACGTGTCGCTCATTGGGTGACATTCAAACCCGAGCTTAGATATTACTGTTGAACACGTTACATTTCCCATGATAGTTGACCTGATTTATCTTGATTTGGTAAAGGCGGTTGGCCTTCATAATTGATATTAAGCGTCCGACAAAAATAATTCCAGTAGCCCAAAAAGTCATCCGGGTTGATGTCAGTATCGAGTTTTAGTGCTATCTCCTCACCAACCTCTTCGAAGTACATGTGATAGTGCGGGCCGCGAGCAACCTCAACAAAGTCCGGATGGTTAATGATAGATCTATTGCGGTGAGGCTTATTGTCAGCTGGGTAAGGGTCTAGAGCATAAATTCGCTTATCATGAAAAAACATAACAAAAGAAAGTTTCACGATATCAACGCCTTCAACGATAGGCGCACGCCAATGCAACATGAATCTTACGCCTGTTATTGGGTTGCCATTACCATCAAAGGCCTTGAGATCCAACTTAAACCAGATCGGAGTGCGACCCTCGCTCCCATTCCAAGTAACGCCGTTAAAGGTTACTTTTTTTGGACGAGAGAGGGCCTGATCAACCTCTTTCTGAGTAGGCTTAAAGTCACCTTTTTTAGCCACTGATTGATGTCATCCTGAATATTATTGTCATGTGAGCGCTTACAGAAGCTCAATCTCTACTCACCAGCTATATGCCAACCACAGCAGCTTACCTAAACTAGCTGCAGCTTCGTCTCTACCCAAACACCTACAACGGGCCACTGGCTTGCTACCCATGCTTCCTGTCCGCCTGCAACACGCCGACGATCAACAAACACGTTTTCATTCACCAGGCGTCACATAGCCACCAAAGACAAACCAGGCCATAAATGCAACTGCGACGATGAATACGACCACTGGGAAAACTATCCCAATTTTCATAATCAATCCTTCATTTACCCATGCTTCCTGTATGTCTGCGGTATGCCAGCATTCAAACCAAGCGAAGCTTAGTTTCTACTGCCACCCCAATGATTCGACAGTTTCCGTTGATAGGTACCATTGGCCATTGTGGGTTCAATCCCTTCAAGTACTTCTGGCCGCCATCGATTATCAACTTTTTGAATGTCGCCTCGTTTGATTCTGATAGTTTCGCGATAACAAGGCTTCCGTTGATTGGCTCCCTACCTGTATCGAAAAGAACATACGTACCCTCTGGTATGCTAAGGCCGGCAGGGGCAGTCATAGATTCCCCCTCAACCAATAACCAAAATGCTTCACCTTGGATGTGAGCGTTAGATTCAAGCCAAACATCCACGTCCTTCAGCGAGTATGGCTCAAGGGCTTCCCTCCATGATCCAGCCTGTACGCTGCTCAGAACCGGGTACTTTTTTCCGGCCTCATAAGGGCCTATGTACTCAACATCACCCTTTAAATTTTCGTCAATAATCATGCCGTTAGCCCCAACCGAAAAGTGCTGCTTTCCAAGGAAGTGAAGAATTTTGGCTATATCCTTAAGGCTGGGCTCTCTCCTTGCATTCAGCCAATGGCTAACAGCACCTTTAGTTATCCCAAGGTGTTCGGCCAGTTCTTCCTGGTTAATGCCCTTTGTTTTCATAAGGGACTTGGCTAAGTCATACCATTTCATACTCATACCCAAATGATACAAGTTGTATATCTTTCTTCGAGACACAATCTGTATATTTACCTTGCGACTAAAGAATACAATATGTATATTAAACTCATTAAGAGGAGACCCGACATGAACAATCTAAGCAAGATAAGACGTCGAGCAGGACTTACACAGCGCCAAATAGCGGTCGATCTAAACCTGACTACTGGCGCCATCTGCCATTACGAAAACGGGAAACGGAATCTCAGTATCGAGCAGTGCAGGAAAATCGTTGCAGTGCTGAATAAATACGGAGCTTCGGTCAGCGTTGATGACGTATTCCCGCCACCGAAAAGCAATGCCGCCTGACCGGCGGCCATTCCAAACAACACCAGAGGAAGTATCACAAATGGAGAGTTCAACAACACGCAACAAAGTGGAGGCCCGGAGAATTGAAAGCTGGTTGCACAGCCAGATAGCAGAGCTGGGAACCACGAAAATCGCCAAAGTGGCCGGAGTGAATAAGTCAACGGTAAGTCGCTGGCGGGAAAGCCTGCTGCCGAACATGTCGCTGCTGCTGGCCATCCTGATTTCTAACCGAACGGGAGAGAAGGGGGATTTTGAGGCATGAGGGGTATCAGAAAGGGCGAAAGCCGCAGTGCTCGAACACTAACGGCTTTCTACGCGAATTAACTGGATCAATTCACAGGAGTAATTATGGCAAATACTGCCGAAGTAATCAATTTCCCTGTGCCTGTCGTGGCACTACAGGAGCTGCGCGTGGCAGATCTCGACGATGGGTTTACGCGCATCGCTAATGAGCTCCTTGTGAATTCAGACGCAGAGCGCCTTGTCGACGCGCTGTTCATGCAGCTGAAGCAGATTTTCCCGGCAGCGACGCAAACCAACCTCCGGTCAGATGCTGACGAGCGAGTAGCTAAGCAGCAGTGGATAGCTGCATTTTCGGAAAACGGCATCCGCACCCGCGAGCAGTTATCCGCCGGCGTGCGCCATGCAAGAGCCAGTGAATCGCCGTTCTGGCCATCGCCGGGCCAGTTTATCAAGTGGTGCAAGGACAGCGGCACGGTCCTCGGTATCAAGCTGGCTGATGTGATGGGTGAATTTCAACGTTACAACCGCGAGAAGGGGCTTCACACCGGCGGCGCAGAGCGCTTCCCGTGGTCTCACCCGGTCATGTACTGGATTGTCACCGATACAAGGCGGGCAATGTACCAGCGCCAGCTCAGCGAGGCAGAAACCGAGAAATATGCCGCCAAGAAACTGGAAGACTGGGCGCTGAAAGTGTCCGCCGGAGAGCAGATACCGCCACCGGTACTGGCTCTGGAGAACAACCATGAAGTGATCCCCACAAATCACGCCAGCAGGCAGCGCGGTTATCACCCGGAAGGCAAAAGCTTCGGATGCATGCCAGGCGCCGCATCACTCGGCGCGCTAACTCCGGCTCAATGGCTGCGGGACGAATACCTGATTGGCAAAGAAAAAGGGCTGATTCAATGAAACGTATATCCGGAACTCAAATCGTCATCAATTTTATCGGCAGCAATCCTGGTTGCACTTTTTCAGAGATTCGCACCGGAACGGGCCTGGACTCTTCTGTCGTCAACTCAGCCATTTGGGCCACCTTCAACGACGGCCGGGTTTTGCGAGCAGGTGAGCGTAAAGGCTATCGCTACACCCTTGCAGAGCAGACAGCCGTAACCGAAAGCACGTCCGCGGATTTTCAGTTCAGCAATCGGCACTGCGGCGCCAACAAGCTGACCAACCTTTTTAACCAGTGCCTGGCGGGAGTAAGAAAATGATTTTTCTCAAATTAGCACAAAAAGTGGTGGTTCAGCACCAGGGTGCACACGGTTGGGAATCTGAGACAGTCTACGAGCCTGTGTTTGTAGCCGCAGACCACATTATCAGTATGTTTTTCGCCGGGCTGACAGTCCTGAAAATGACCTACGGAGAGCGCATTGAAGTGAAAGAAACCCCGGAAGAAATCACCGCCATGATCGCTGCAGGAGCCACCAAATGACAATCACACTACAGGCAGTAAACGAGCTCATTAAGTCGCTTGAGAGTGCGGGCGAGCTGTCGATCAAAGAGACAAAGGTTATGGCGCTGGCGAGAGCTTACCAGCAGCTGTCTGCGGAGAATGTGGGGCTGAAAGGTGCATTAACCGGCAGCGCTTACATCAGCTTTATCAAGGCCAATGGCTGGAATACGTCTGCAAGCACCGTAAACGGCAAGTTCGTCAACTTCGCTGACCCTGAGGTTGATTTTGGTTCTATGGTCTTTGCTCACGCCAAAAAGCTTATCGAAGCAGTCGAAACCCCCGCCACCGATCGCATCGTAGCCGAAGCCGAGGCGCGCGGAGTAGAGAAGTTCGCGGCAGAGCAGCGAGGCGTAGCGGAGCGTTTGAAAAAACGCGGAGGTGATGTGGTGATGAGCAGTATTAAATTCTGTTTAGAAAGTGCAGAAGAGGCTGAAGTTTTCGCCCAGCAGCTGCGCGAGGGGGCCAAATGAGCAAGATTCAAAAACCTACCGTCCCTGATTGGATGCGGCCAACGGCTCCGCTCACTGATGCGCAGCGCGAGGAGCTACGGCAAGCCATCCGTGCGTATATCCGTCGCCGGAAAGACGAGGAGCGTGCAGCATGACTGATATCACCGAACTCCCGCCAAACATTGGCTATGGCGTCCGTCGGCGCTGGCACGCTCAACGTGGGCAACGAAATGGCAGAGGAGGGAGATATCAGCGCCTTCCGTCACGACACAATTTAAGAAAATGGATTGCAAAGCGTCTGATTGCAGAAGTTTTAGCGGAGGCTAGAAATGACTGATATCACCGAACTGGCGCAGAGAGAGAAATTCGAAGCGTGGGCTGAAGAGCGTTGCGCTCTTCCATGGGGCTATTTAAAAAACCGACGCACTAATACAGGCTATTTCTCTAAACATGATTACACCAACTTATGGGCCGCATGGAAAGCGGCTGGCGCTGAGCTGGTAGAGGCGCTGGAGAAGGCGCAGGCCGATGGCAACGAATATGCAGCGAGTGAGCGGGCGGTAGCCGTTAAGAACGTTGAGCTGCAGGATGAAATTTACGGGCTTAAGGCTCGCATCGCCGATCTGGAAGAAAGCAACGCTCAGGTCATCCAGTCACGCGACCACTACAAGCGCATGACCGAGGAAGGGTTAAAGCAGTTGGCGGAGTCCCGCACCGTCACCGTGAAGCTGCCGCGCCCTGGATTCATCACCATCTCAGGTGAGCGCATGGCCGTTTATATGAAGGGTGAGGTTGTGGCGGCATTGTTAGCCGCTGGCATCAAGTGGGAGGCTGAGTAGATGAAAATTAACGTAACTCCCGCCCAGTTGGAGGCCATCAAACGACTTACTGATGATTGCGCTTCGATGATTGGCTGCGGAAATTATGAAGCTGATAAGGCCTGGTCGCGTAACGTCAAATTGATTGACAGGATGCTCGAAAGTAATGGGCTATCCCGGGACTTCAAGGTGGAGGCTGAGTGATGGCGACACTTCAGGAATTAATCGATCTTACCCCCGCACAACAACGCGCCTGGAAGCGACTTGAGCGGGCAGTGAAAGATTTCAAGGCCGCTGGGGGTAAGTTCTATAGCGTTCTGGATACGCTGAGTGGCTACAACGGTGAACACGTTGCTTGCATTGATGAATCAGGCGATTACCACACCGCATCTGTGTATATGTCTAGCATCGATAGCACTGGTTTTACTAGCTTTGCGGACGACTGGCACGGCATCACGTTAAATGATGGCGTTGAAGTGGAGGAAGACCAATGACCGTAATGACTATAGAGCGTATACGCCGTGTAAGTCGCTTGCTGGTGATATACGGCATGCCCCGACTTTATTGCCCGGAGTGCGGTGAATATCTGGAAGGTGACAGCGGGGAACTTCAGGACTGCCATTGTGGATGGAAACAACCAAATTACGAGGATAGCGACCAATGACCAGCAAACTAACCAAAAAAGAGCAAGCCTGGGTAGATGAGGTAGTGCCTGATGAAATAACTTCGGCAAGTGCGCCTGAAGTATTCGAGATAGCCGCAGAAGCTGAGCGGCTGGGTTTGCGCGGTACTTATGCTTCATATGCGGTTGGCTGGAACGCCTGCCGCGCCGCCATGCTCAACCATCCATCAAGCATTCAGCCCAACACTGACGCAACTCCCGGCGCTGAAATCAAACACCCGTCAAGCAACTCTCCGGTAATACCGGATGGTTACGTGATGGTGCCGAATGAGGCAACAGAGAAAATGCTCATAGCCGGTCTGGAGGAAGCCAATCCACTTGGCGGTCTCATTGATTGGGATGCCTCTCGCGGTGACTGCAATACTCGCGCGCAGGTGCAGGGGATTTTTAAAGCCATGCTCGCAGCCGCCCCGCAGGAGGAACCAGATGGAAAATGAAGGCGACAACATCATCACTCTGGTTCAGCCCAAGCGCGACGAAGAGAAACTGCTGAATATCACTGTAACCGACAGAAAGGACTACAGCCAGCAACGCTGTAAGCATAAAGCCGTAGAGGTCAATGAAAAGGGGAGGATGATTTTATGCCTTCAATGCGGCTGCGCTGTAGACCCTTTCCAGTATGTTCTTCAGTGTGCGACTGATGGCGAGGCTGTGGTGAGAGAGATTCAGCAGCTTTATAACCGCCGTGATGAGTTGCGCGAAGCTGTCTCCAACCTCGAACGAGAAGAGAAAAATGCAAAGGCCCGGCTGCGCGCCGCCAGAACGTCAATCCTCTTCGCAGAGAATGACCTGAAAAACACAGAGCAGGGGATAAAACAGTGAGTCAATCCCCCGCAGAACGCAAAGCCGCGCAGCGAGAGCGGCAGTGATATATAATCCCCTCAACACCAGAGGGGATTTTTCTATGTCAAAGTGGAACATTGCAGCCAAACCGAAAGATGAGCAGGACAAGGTTAACGTTGACCTTGCTGCATCCGGCGTCGCCTATAAAGAGCGCCTGAACATGCCGGTAGTCGCAGAAGTGGTCGCCAGAGAGCAGCCGGAGCACCTCCGAGAATATTTCATGGAGCGTGTGCGCTATTACCGCGAACAGAGCATTCAACTCCCCCGCGCATCCGATCCGCGCTACATCGAAATGGCCAGTCAGAACGAGAAAAAATAGCCTATGCTCGTTTTGCAATTTGGAATTTAGCCCGTCATAATTCCCTTGTCAGCCTGAGCAACTGACAACTGTTATCCGGCGCCAAGTGGGGACACATGGCGCACAAAACTTCAAAGAAACACCTGTCACCGATGGCGAAAGTCACCGGCGATTTCCTGCATTCTGCGGTTTCCGTTAAGGAGGCCGTATGACTCTTCCAGTAGACGGCATCAAACTTCATCGCGGCAACTTCGCGGCCGTCGGCCAGCAGATTCAGCCATTGCTGGATGCCGCTATCGCCTGTTCATCCTGTCACGATGAAATAGACCGCCGCACGCGCCTGGTAGATGCGGAGTATGCGAAAGAGTGCGCACTGGAGGGAATGGCCCGAACGCAGGTTATCTGGATGAAAGAGGGGCTGATAAAAGCATGAACCAATATCGCATTTCTTTACCCTGGCCACCCAGCAACAACCGCTACTACCGGCACAACCGGGGGCGCACTCACATTAGCGCGGAAGGGCAGGCATACCGAGACAGCGTCGCCAGAATCATCAAAGACTCGATGCTTGATATCGGCCTGGCCACGCCACTGAAAATCCGTATTGAGTGCCACATGCCGGATCGCCGGCGCCGTGACCTGGACAATCTGCAAAAGGCAGCATTCGACGCCCTGACGAAATCGGGTTTCTGGCTCGATGACCAGCAGGTTGACTACTACAGCGTGAAGAGAATGCCTGTCGTCAAAGGTGGGCGGCTTGAGCTGACCATTACCGAAATGGAGGCAATATGAGCCGTGACGTTATCGAACGCATCCGCGACCGCTGGCAAAAGCTCCGCCTCTGCCGGCACCGCGGCACCGTACTGGTTGACTACCGCATACTGAGAAATTTCGTTCGCATCTATCAGACCCTGGGAGAGACAGCATGAAACTGGAATTAACCAACGAACAGCACCAGTGGATAGATCAGTGGCTCCAGCTTTGGGGCGCATGGTGCCAGACAGGAAAGATAGACAAGGCGATGATAAATATGATTGCCAAGTTCATGGCCACAGTTGAACCGCAAGTATCCTCAAGGCCTGTATGCAGCGATGATGATGGGATGCTGATTGACGCTGTAATCCGGCATTACCTGAAAAATGTAGATGAGAATGCATGGAAGGTAATTTTTGCCTATTACGTCTGCAACTCAAGTGAGATAAGGATCGCCTCATGGCAGCATGCAGTGAGCAAGCCTCGCCTGATGAAGACCCGCGCCGGAAACCAGTATAAGCACCCGAGCATTTCAACCATCCGCCGGGAAGTTAAGCAGATTATCAACGCGGCGCTCTTCTGCCTGTACCAGCCGCTGCAAAATGCGTTTAACGATCGCGAAAGCGTGAGGAAAATTGCAAAAAATAGTCATAACGTGCTTGCATTTCAATGAACAAATGAGCAATATATTTAGTGTAGGTTGCCGTATTTGCGTTTGACCTATCAGAACACCGAGCCTCGCCATCGTGCGAGGTTTTTCATTTAATGTCTTCTGAGAGTGGAATTCTTTTTTTCAAAAAAAGGCATTTCAGCTTTTTCTGCGCTCAATACTATTGATAACTCGCGGCAAGAACGTATAATGCCGCGCCATCGATTACCTAAAAGGTAAGATTTCGGTAAGTAAAACCGAAGACTAATTTGATAAAAAGTAGTGTTTTTCCTCTTGTGTGGATCCGATTCTTTATGTAGGTTGGAGTTGTAGAGCACACAAAAGGCCTACTAAGGACATTTAATTTGAACAAATTACAGCCCACAGTCGTTTACGCAATGACGTTTCTTATCATCCCTGCATGGGGAATCTGGCTGTTTTCGCTCATTAAATAACCAAACAAACCGCCTTCTAATTTTTTTCGAAGATCTTCATAACCTTATGCAGTTAAAATACCCACGGTTCTAACGTCGCGGCCGCGCGTTGGGTATTTTTGCTATGCATAAGGAATTTCTTATAGAAGCCTCTGATAATTCTGCTTCCGGTGTGAAGGTTTGGATCCTAACCGCTATGGTCGTTCTACTTATGGCCATTGTTTCATTTCTGACGGTTCGTTTGATTAATACCGTCGATGAGACCGAGGCGGCCGTTCAGGCCTCAAAAGAAGTACAGGCATCCCAAGGTGAAGTAATCAAAGGTCTTCAGCGCGACCGAGACAACACCGATAAGGAAATCGAAAGGTTGCGAAACCAAGTAGATCGTCTGAAAGATGATAACGCTGCATTAAAGGCGAAGGTAGGTATACCTCTAACGCTGAACAGTGAGCCACCTTCGGGTGGCTTTTTCGTTTCTGCAATCCGGTCAGGGCTCTTGAGTGAAAGCGTGCCGCACAACACGCAGAAGCTCATACGCGAGAGTCCTGAGCCAGATTGGAGAGCACAACAGGTAAGAGCATTTGGCGTGATGGTTATTGCGTGACGAATGTGCCGAAAGTGAATGCTCTTTCCGTTGTGGTGAATGCGCAGGCTGATGCGCAAGCTTATCAGCTAGATGGTGAGGTAAAGGCTCACCATGGCGACGACGGGGAGTTAGGAATCATGCCGGAGATCAGCACCGGCCACCACACTAAAACCCAGCCAGGGTATTTCGGCCATCAGCCGACATTGCTATTACCCTCATGCTTATTGCCCGCTTAACCGCGGGCTTTTTTATTATCAGGTCCCGCAGGAATCATCATCGACACGCTTCGTTGTTAAATCCAGCCTGACGGGCCTGACCCTTTTCTTACATACAGCACCCGCAATCAACGCGAGGTGAGAGCATGCAACGCATGGATAAAATCAGAGAATGGCTCAGTTATTGGGTTGGAGGCTTAACAACCATGGGTGGCGTTCTTTCCCTGAACGACTGGGCAATCATCATCGGTATCGTCTGCACTATCGGAACCTTCGGCGTGAACTGGTACTACAAGCGCAAAGAGCGCGAGGACAGATTAAATGGCAATGTCACCAGCGCTCAGAAATAGCATTATCGGTGCTCTGGGTACGGGCGCCATCGGTATCGCTACTGTCATGGTATCCGGCAAAACGGGGCTTGAGGGCCGCGAGTACGTCGCCTATCGCGACATCGTCGGTGTTGTAACGGTCTGCGATGGACACACAGGATCGGATATTGTCTGGGGTAAGCGGTACACGGATAAAGAGTGCGACGCGCTAACCCGGCGCGATATACAGCGCATTGCCGCGCAGGTAGATCCGCATATCAAAGTTCCGACCACAGAAACCCAGCGTGCAGCCATTTACTCATTTGCCTATAACGTCGGCGCCACTGCAACCGTTAACTCCACGCTGCTGAAAAAGCTGAATGCCCGCGACTATGCCGGTGCCTGTGCAGAGTTGAAGCGCTGGGTCTATGCCGGTGGTCAGAAGTGGAAAGGGCTGATCAATCGCCGTGATGTCGAATATCAGGTATGCACCTGGAGCCAGAAATGAACATGATTTGCTTCGTTATCGCTGCGTTTCTGGCCTTCAACGGTAATGATGCGTGGCCGTGGTTTCTGGCTGTTGGAGTAATCATGTCATGAGCCGCTTAACCGCCATTATCAGCGCAGTGGTTATCTGCCTGATTGTCTGCCTTGGGTGGATGGCTAGTCACTACCACAGCAACGCCACCGAGTTCAAAATACAGCGCGATAAAGTGACTGAGCAGCTCAGCCTGGCGAACGACACCATCGCGGACATGCAGACCCGCCAGCGAGACGTCTCGGCGCTCGATGCCAAATACACGAAGGAATTAGCCGATGCAAAAGCTGAAAATGATGCTCTGCAGCGCAAGCTTGATAATGGTGGTCGGGTGCTCGTCAAAGGCAAGTGTCCAGTGTCAGCCGCAACCAAAACCACCGGCGCCGCCAGCATGGGCGATGATGCCACCGTCGAACTCTCTGCAGTTGCTGGACGAAACGTTCTCGGTATCCGGTCCGGAATCCTCAATGACCAAACTGCCCTGAGAGCTCTGCAGGACTACATCCGCACGCAGTGCCTCAAATAAAAAGCGAGGCCACGCCTCGCTTAGATTACTCACCCAACTTTGCGATAAGGGTAGCCAGCTTTTTTGATGTGGGCATCAAAATACTGGCCTTTTGACGACGCATTCATTAGTGCTGTGTATACGGTAGATGGAACCCGAGAGTATTGATAAATGCCACCGCTATGGAATGCAATTTCCAGAGTTGAAGTGGCGTGGTCGTAACCAACTGAATGGAGATTTGAAGATGAAACAGGTTGACGATTCAAAACGGTTTCCTCGTTTGAGTGGGAAGAGTCCCGAGGAAATCGTAGAACTATTCAAAAGCTACAACTTTGTCGACGATCATGGTCATCTACTGCATATGTGCCAGGACTTCAAAGATTTGGTTGAGCTGGCTAGCGAGGCCTGACCGCATTACAGGAGCTCTTCTCAGAGGGGCTTCGATAATGCTTACCCGACAAGAAGCATAGATCTGGTGTCGACCAAAGAGGTGATCCACATCTTGACGGCTCGCAAAGACGAGAAGTGACTGAGCAACTCTGAGAAGAAGTGGCAATGTTGCGTTTATAAGATTCTGCAGGTGGTGCCTGTAAAGTGCCATTGACAGAGTTTTATGTAAGTTTCATGAGTTGCCGGTTAAACAATTCCCCGGTAAGTATCCGAACAACCCAGAGGAATGTTCTGTATGGCTGAAGCTGAAGACCGCCGACCATTCCCTCCCGTCAACTTCACTGGCGAAAACTGGCTGCCTTATACCCGGCTTATCCCCGCCACCGAAATCGGCGAATGGGTTAACCAGCACATCCTTTCAGTGGATGGCCGAATCCATAACCCTGACCATACGCACTTGCTTGATGCTGATGTCGCGTTCATGTGGGCGTCGGGTGCATTCGCCAAAAGTGGCCGCGTTGTGCTGGGCCAGTGTGAGCAGGTAATGATGCGCGCCGGCGGCTGGCAGAAGTCCCGAATGGAACAGCAGATGCATGAATGGTTCGGTCGCATACCGAAGTACATCATCACGTTGGCTGCCGACTACTGCGAGCAATGCAGCGACGTCGAATTCTGCGCACTGGTTGAACATGAGCTTTACCATATCGCCCAGGCTACCGACGATTACGGCGCACCGAAGTTCAACAAAGAGACCGGAATGCCGGTGCTGAAGCTTCGCGGCCACGACGTCGAGGAATTCGTTGGAGTGGTCAGGCGTTACGGCGCCAGCAAAGACGTGCAGGAAATGGTTGATGCGGCGAACAGGCCGGCGGAGGTTGCTCATATCGATGTTGCCAGGGCGTGCGGGACTTGCATGCTGAAGTTGGCATGAATTCAGGACAGGTTAGGACGGATGGTGAATTATGGCGGCATTAAAACCAGAGGTTAAAGCTTTCATAATTCAGTCAGTTGCGTGTTACGAAGCACCCTCGCAAGTCGCTGATGCCGTCCTAAAAGAATTTGGCATAAAAATAACCCGGCAGCAGGTGGATCAAAACGACCCTACCAAGGTTAGCGGAAAGGGCCTCGCTAAAAAGTGGGTCGACCTTTTCAATGTTACTCGCGACCGATTCCTGAATGAGATATCCGATATTCCGATCGCCAATAAAGCGTACCGTTTACGCGTTCTCAACCGCATGGCCGTAAATGCCGAAAGCATGAAGAACTATGGCATGACCGCACAACTGCTTGAGCAGGCCGCCAAGGATGTTGGCGACGTCTACACGAACAAGCAAAAAGTAGAGCAAAGCGTGGTTGCGACTCATAACGTTATGCCGGTTCCTTCCTGCGACAACGTTGATGACTGGGAAAAGGCAGCACAAAAACAGCAGGGCGAGGTATTGGGTGGATGAATTACAAAGCTGTATGGAAGCCTCTGCCCGGATCTCAATCTCTATCATTGAGCTGCCCGTGTAACGAAATTCTCTACGAGGGAACGCGCGGACCCGGGAAAACAGCGGCGCAGTTAGCCCGATTCCGCCGCCTGGTCGGCCTCGGCTATGGTTCGTTCTGGCGTGGCGTAATTTTCGATACCGAGTATAAAAACCTCACCGATATCATCACGCAGTCAAAGCGTATGTATCGCCTGTTCAATGACGGGGCACGCTATCTCGCGTCTGCGTCAGAGCTGCGCTGGGTATGGCCTACGGGCGAAGAGCTTCTCTTCCGTTTCGGAAAAGAAGAGAGCGACTACCAGAACCAGATCGCCGCCGCTTACATCGGTACGTATAGCGACTGGAAACTGGAAAGCGACCGGGCTCGCGGCGACCTCGCAAACGTTATAGCCGATGCCATTGGCCGGGGCGTGAATCCGCGCGAGACGGCGCAGGTGATAAGCAAGCGCCTGGACGTCTCAATGAGTCGCGCCAAGAACATGGCGCAGACTGAGCAGGTCGGAGCACTGCGCCAGGCTCAATGGAACGAAACGGACTGGGCGGCCGACAGGTTGGGGCTAAAGACTGGCCTGTTATGGCTGTCAGCGCTCAAGCCTACGACGCGATCATGGCATGCCAGCCGCCACGGCAAGGTTTACACCACTGAGCAGGTGCGAGACTTCTACGCTGAGAACGGCAACCGGTACAACTGCTACTGCAGCCAGATTCCGGTGCTGCTCAACGACGACGACAGCATATTCAACAAAGGGCTGGTTGAGAAGTTGGTGAAAGAGCGCAAGGCATGGAAAGCTGGTTAAAATCATTTTTTCAATAACGTTATGCATGCAATGATTCAGGTGTTCTTTATTTGGAGAAAGACATGCATAACATACAAGCTCTTGATAAGTGGTTGGTTGGTCTTTGGTACACATCAGGCGGATTAGACGATCAGCAATTCAACATTGCTGCTTATGAGTTAATTCGCTCCAACCCGGGAAGAATTTTAGATAGTGGAGAGATAAGAGAGTACATTCTGTCCAAATACGATGGTGTCGCCGAAGAGGGTGGCGATATTTGGAACCGAGCATGCGAGAGAGCTTTCTTGGTGACAAATCTATCTGAATTCATGAAGATAAATAACATCTGATAAAAGGTCGCTTCGGCGGCCTTTTTTATTGCCTGAAATCCACCAATGAGGACGAAACGTGAAGCTATCCAGCATCCACGTTAAATCCCTCGCCATCAACGCCTCCAACATCTCAACGACAACTATCAACGGCCAGGAACACTACGTCATTCGTGGTGCGGTTCCGATCGTCGATGACATTGTGATGAATGGCGGCCTGTACCCGGCGGAGGAGATTAACAACAGCTACCAGACGATGGAAGGCAAGCTGATGCCTCTGCCGCATCCGATGGTAGATGGCAAATATGTCAGCGCCAATGACCCGCGGGCCATTAACAGCTATCACGTCGGTGCATGGGCGCAGAACGTCAGCAAGTCAGGCGACCAGGTCGTCATGGACGTTTATATCAATAAGGCGGTCGCCGAGACAAAGCCTGACGGTAAGCGCCTGATTAATCGCCTCGATGAGATGATCGCCGGCACCAACACCGACCCGATCCACCTGTCTACCGGATTACTCACGAACAAAGAGAGAAAATCAGGCGAGTCGAAGCAGAAGAAGTACTCATGGATCGCTCGCAATATGCAGTTCGACCATATCGCTATCCTGCTCGATGAGCCGGGCGCCGGCACTCCAGAAGAAGGAGTCGGCATGTTCGTGAATGCCGATGGTCAGGAAGGCGAAGTCGAGACTGCAAGCCTCGTTGAAGCCGCAAATAGCCTCAAAGATGGCCTGCTGAACAAAGTGAAGTTCTTCCTCACCCACAACTCAGATGCCTCATTCGATGAAATCTACCAGATGCTGCGTGAAGCCATTCGCGCGCCGTCTGGCAGCGATGTTTATCGCTATGTCGTGACCGTTTGGCCAGACAAATTCATCTTCGAAGAGGGCAATAAGCTCTTCCAGCAAAAATACCTCATCGACGACAGCGCAGTCACGCTGGTCGGCGATCCAGTAGAGGTCGTGCGCAAACCCACTGAGTACGAAGTCAAAACCAACGGAGAAATAAACCCGATGAAAGAGAAGATGATCGCCGCGCTCAATGCCGCAGGCGTTAAAACCGAGGGGCTGACCGACGATCAGGTCTGGGATGCCTATAACCAGCAGGTTCAGAAGAAAACAGGTGACCAGCCGGGTACTCAGATTAACTCTGACGCGATTACCGCGGCAGTAAATCTGGCGATTAAGCCGCTGACTGACGAGATCAGTACGCTGAAAACTCAGCTGCAGGCCAACGCTGAAAAAGACCTCAAGACCAAGCGTGAAGCGGTCAAAGCGAAATTCCCGTTCATGACCGAAGCGGCGATCAACTCGCTGGCCGGCGAAGCGCTGAACGACATGTACTCGCAGTGCCAGACCAGCACCGGTCTGAACCCGGCATTCCAGGGGAATGGCGCTCAGAGTGAAATCCTTTCTATGGAGGCTCCTGAATAATGGCTCTCGCACCTCGTTTCCATACCGTAATCGCGGGCCCGGCCCGCAAGAATGACCCGCAGGTCATTGAAGCAATCATGGCGGCGGCAGTGAAGCCTGGGTCTCTGGTAATGCTGGATAGCACAGGGAAACTGGCCGTTCACAATGTGGCCGGTGGTGCAGGCGTTGCCCTGGCGCTCCAGCACAATTATATCGGCGGCGGTGATATCCGCGATGCAGTGCCGGCCGGGGATACTGGCGCGGCCATCATGTGCGAAGACGATGTCGATTACCACATGCTGGTAAAAGCCGGCGAAGTGTTGCTGGAAAACGAAGGTCTGGTTTCTGCCGGTGACGGCACACTGGCCAAGTCGACCACTCCAGTAACCGACCAGGTCCTCTTCTTTTCACGCGAAAAGATCACCGTTGGTGCTGAAGCCCAGCTCGTGAAAGTTCGCAAATCAGGGAAAGCTACCGCATGAGCATGATCGTATTTAACAAAAAGCTGGTTACTGAACATAACCAGATCAAGAAGGCATGGAATCAGCTGCTGATGCAGCGCGAATCCTTCAACGTTAACCAGAACAACATTTCCGCCCAGTACGGCGGCGCGCTGGAAGTTAACCAGGCTGCGCTGATCTCTAAAGACTACTGGCGTGAAGTGGACAACATCACCACCCGAGTCTTCCGCAACGACGAAGGCAACGGCCTGCTTGATGACCTGCTCGGTCTCGGTACGCCGATCTCTATCGGCAAGACGGCTGCGCTGTACCGCGTTTCCAGTGACGCTGGCAAGGTTCATCGCACACTGACTGGCCATGTTCCGGAAGAGCTGGATAAAGTCATCTACGACGAAGCTGGCGACCCGATCCCTATCTTTAACACCGGCTACAGCCGCGAATGGCGTGAGTGGAACGGCATGCAGTCCGAAAACCTCGACGCGATGTCCGATGACCAGGAAGCGCACGTTGCGGCAACTCGCAGTACATCAAGACGCGCATCGCCGCGCCGGTGGGCACCTTCATGATCCCGCGACAGAATCCGTTCGACAACTACAACACTCTGGTCTGGAGTGCAGTTGGTCTGCAGATTAAGCGTGATTTCAACGGTCGCTCTAAAGTCTTCAACGCACAGGGTTAAGGGGCTTCGGCCCCTTTTCTTCGGGAGAAAGCATGAAAACGTTAAAGGTCGAGAAAACCGGCTGCTGGGGCATGATTGATGGCGTCTTCCAGCAACTTCCTGTTGGCCACGAATTCGTCGCGGCGGACGTTCCTGCAGCTTTTGCTGGTCGTGTGTCGGTGGTGGGCGAAGTGGAAGAGCAAGCGCTGGAAGTAGCCACGCCGGGCAATGACGCTGCAGAGCAGGCAGAGCAGGCAGAGCAGGCAGAGCAGCAGGAAGAATCTGCCAGCAAATCGAAGAAGGCGAAATAACCATGGCTGACCCAATCACAGCGGCAGACGTGCAGGCGTTCCTCGGTGAATTGGGTTACTCCATCCCGGCCGCTCTGCTCGATCCGATTCTCTGCGTGGTGAACAAGATTATCCCGTGCCTCGATGGTGCGGGTTATGACGACTGTTCGGCAAAGCTGATCCTGATGTATGCCGCTGCGCTCATGGCGACGTCTTCCGGTGCCCGGCGAATCAAATCGCAGGGGGCGCCATCCGGGGCGTCGCGCTCGTTCGATTACGGCGATGACGGGATTACCTGGCTGCGTGACTCTCTGGCGAAACTGGATACCAGCGGGTGCACCAGTGAGCTGCCGATTAGCGCAGGTAACCGCGTGGGCCTCTTTCTCGTTGTCGGTGGCTGCTGATGGCCTGGATTTCAGTGCGGCAGCGGTTGCCGCGCACGTTCACCCGGGTGTGGGTGATGACTGATACCGGCCAGCAGACCACGGCGTATGTTAACGGCGCCGGGCAGTGGATGATTAACTGCCCTCGCATACAGGCTACAGGCGCAATCGTGCTGAGGTGGAGGGAGTGAAAATGGCGAATGCAAAAAGAATGATCGGCGCGTTAAACGTGACGGTGATTTATCGCGTTGACGGTGAGGTCAGGACGTTTCGCGAATCAGTAGTTGCCCCAATCGCTATCGAGCGTTACTTGCAGCTCGAATGCGGCGACCCCGTTGGCCTTTTTGTCCCTGTAGGGAATGGCCAACAGGTCAATGCGCTGAATATCGAATGGTTTGAGATTAATCGGGTCAGTTCGGAAGAAGTAATCCACGTTGGACCTATCCATTACGATATCGACATCGACGTGGCGGTGCTGCTTAAAAAGCGAATCGGTGATGAGCGGAGGGAGTAACCTTGAGCTCGATAGCTTCGTGGTCTTACACGGCGACAGCGACAATCTGGCGGCGCATACGCGATGCCGACGGTAGTGATACCGACGGCGGAGGTCAGCCGTACGGATGGGAAGCGCCGATCGCCATTCTCTGCGACTACCAGGGTGGACTCTCTGCGAAAATCGGTGACCTTGGCCGGGAGATCGTGGTTAAAAACACGATATGGACCGAGTACGCCGCGGCGAGGGATGGGGATTCCATTCTTATTGGCGCATCAACCGCGCTGCAACCGCCGGACGAGGCCGACGAGATACGGCAGATCGTTCAATTCGCCGATACGTTCGAGCGACTGGCGGATGATTTCGCAATAATCACGGGAGTATAGGCATGGGCGCTAAAGTTCGCGGCATCCGCCAGGCCAAGGCCAATCTTGACCGCATCATTAAGGACGTGCAGGGGCGCAAGGTTGTGCGCGCGTTGCAGTCGGCGATGCTCATCGGTAGCGCACAGGCGGCGCTCTATACCCCGATTGATACGTCGACGCTCATCAACAGTCAGTTCCGGGAAATCACCGCGAACGGCGTGCGGGTGACCGGGCGCGTTGGCTACACGGCGTCTTATGCAGTGTTCGCTCACGACCCTGAAGTTAAGCAAACCTTCCGGCGCGTATCGGCGCAGAAAGAGTTCTTAACGAAGGGCTTCGAGGATCCCCGCAGCCAGATTGACGCCGCGGTTAAAAAGGAGCTTTCGCTATGACACCTGCGATGTATATGCGCCTGAAGGACCTTTTTGTTGCTGAGAAGCTGACTGAAGGGTTTAAGGTGCAGTGGCGGCTATGGCGCGACACCGGCAAGGATGCCGATCAGTTCATCGTGTTTCGTCCTTCCGGCGGCACCAATATCGAGTACGACCGCGGCGGCGACTGGTACGTGATGGTCGATGTCATTTCTTCGAAAGCGAATCCAGATGCTGCGGACGCCGCGGTGAACGCCATCGTCGAGCATATCAGTGCGCAATCGGGTGCCGATGACTGCGTCGGCGCCCTGAGTCTTGTCGGCAACGTTCCGGCACCGATCCCCACCGAAGAGGGCCGGTTAGTAACCCGGCTGCTCGTCTCCTGCACATACGGCGAATAATCGCCAGAATCAACCATCAGGCTGCCATCTGGCGGCCTTTTTTATTTGAGAGGTACACATGCAAGGCTGTGCTAATGATACCGGCAAGCTGATTGGTAAGGTGGCCGTGCTACGCATGGCTTTTGGCTGTGCTGATACCGTTCCGGCCCTTTCCGAATGGAAACGCCTGGGCGCGCTAACCACGAAAGGTTTCGACTACTCCATGAATACCGTCACCTCTGAGGCTGACGATACGAAAGGTCTGGTTGAGAACCTGGTCAACAACATGGATTTCACCATCTCCGGGGAAGGGGAATTCCGTAAGCAGGATAAAACGACTGAAATCGGCGCCATTGCTATCTCGAAATATATTTTCGATGAAGTGCAGGCCGGCCGCCAGCCTACGGTCTGGGTCCGCTTCGACTTTGTGGGCGAAGATGCCGGCACCTACATCATGGGGTATTTCAACACAACCTCATGGTCTGGTGATTTCGGTACCTCTGACATTTCCACCTTCTCCGGGGAATGGAAAGTCTACGACGCTGACACTGTCGTGTTCGAAGTAGCTGGACCGGCGCTGGCATTCACCACAAACCTGACGGCAACCAAGACAGTAGCCGCTGGCTCAGCCCTTAATATGTCGGTAGCGGTCGAAGGCGGCACGTCTCCATACACCTACGTGTGGAAAAAAGACGGCTCCGTCGTCAGCGGTCAAACCACGGCAACGTTTAATAAGGCGAGCGCCGTGTCTGGTGACGCCGGTGTTTACACCTGTGAGGTCACTGACTCCTCAGCGACGCCGGTAAAAATCACCTCGGTGGCGTGCACGGTGACAATCAGCTAACCACATCGTGAATAGTACAAAGGGCGTTCTGCGCCCTTGATACTGTTTATGGAGCGACTATGACCCCTATTAAAGAATTAGGCGAATGCGTTATCGGATTCGGTGACCGGGAATTCTTTTTCCGGCCGTCGTTTCGCAACATGGCACGCATTGGAGAGCCGGCGGAAATTGTCCAAGCGTTCTATGACCTGTGCAATGACGAGGCGACGCCATTCGCGCAGCGCGTAGCTGAGGCCTATATCCGCGATGAGTACAGCCGCCTTCCTGATTGCGTCCTGCGATATATCCAGAGTGGGCTCCTGTCGCGCAAGGCGATGATAGCGGCTCATACGGTCCTGACAGCATGCTGTGACGATGATATCGGCGATCTGGTTGGCTGGATGAAGCCAGCTAAATCACGAAAGCGCGGTTTCGTCTGGCGGCCGGGCAGCATGCAGCCGGAAAGTATGGTCATCGTCGCGCAAAACCTGATGATGCACGGCATCATCGGCAAAGCGAAGGTGCGCAAGCTGCAGCGTTATGAAACGAACGAGACAACCGCAGAATTCCGCGCTGCCGACTACATCATGGCGGCCCGCAACCATTTCGGCATAAGCCGGGAAGAGGCTGAGAACCTCACGATGACAGAGTTCGCCATGATGATTAACGCCAAATACCCGAACCAGAAAGGCTTCACCAGGGACGAATACGATGCTGTTATGGACGAAGACGATCGCCGCTGGCAGGCGATGATGGCTCAGGATAGAGCGAAATAACGACTATATTTGTGAGTTTGTTAGCAGTAGTAACCCTGTTAGGATTAGCCAGAATAATACCAATGGGATGGCTAAACAAAATGAAGAAAATTTTTGTCGCATCTGCGATTGCGTTAGTGCTGGCTGGTTGTGCCTCTTCTGGAAATCAGCAGCTCAGCAAAGAGTCTGAAACCAGCGTCCAGTCAAAGCTTCAGGAAGGAAAAACCACCAAGGCAGAGGTCAAGAACACCTTCGGATCGCCTGATAACGTGTCTTATACCGACGGCGGTAATGAAATCTGGAAGTATTCCTTCGCTAAAGTGAAAGTTAATGGCACCTCATTCATTCCGTTCTATGGGCTTTTCCATAACGGTACGAACGGGACAAAGAAAGAGCTCACGATCCTGTTTAAGGATGATGTTGTGGCGAAGTATACGATGGCTGAATCGGCCATTAACACAAAGACAGGCTGGGCCGACTAAGCACAAAGATAACCTCACTTCGGTGAGGTTTTTTGCTTCTGGTTGCATTGAATCCTGAGACATCCCTGCTAATCTGTTTCAAAATAAACCAATGGAGATAGGGATGTGAAAAAATTTATTTTTGCAGCAATAGCTTTGGTTGCATTTAGCACACAGGCAAAAGATTGGACGCCTTCATATCAAAACGATGAAATGCGTGGTACAGCTCAGAAGTTTCTAACACTTGACTCTGAAAATTCTGCCGATTTTGATTTTCCCTATAACGGTGGCTCTGAACTGTCAATTGTCCTACGCTCCAAAAAGACCACTTTGAAAAAGGGTCAGAAGCCGGAGGAGTTGATGCCAACAGAGGCGCTGTTACTTATAAGTAAAGGCCAGTTTTTATGTAACTCGTATGATGGTTGCCATGTGTCAGTTAAGTTCGATCAAGACAAGATAAAAACATATTCAATGAATGAAGCTGCTGATGGCAGCGCTGACGTGATTTTCTTCTCAGCACCCTCTGGATTCATAAAAAACATTAAATCTCATAAGCAAGTAATTATCGAGGCTGAATTTTACCAGGAAGGGAAAAAACAGTTTAAGTTCAATTTAGATAATTATCCTGGGTAGTACCTTCACGCGAACTCATAGAATTCTATCAACCCGCTCCGGCGGGTTTTTTAATCCCCGGAGAAAAGCAAATGGCAGAGAACGCCGGCGGCATTTATTACGATATTGAGATGGATGTACGCGGTCTGCTGACTTCGCAGCAGCGTGTAAATCAGCGCCTGGATCTGATGGAGCGTGGTTTTGATAAAACATCACGCTCTATTGACACCACGGAGCGCTCGATGTCGAGCTTGTCCCGTGTTGCGGTTGCACTGACAGCAGCTCTTTCTGTCCAGCAAGTGGCTGAATATGCTGATGCATGGGCCACGGTTAATAACAAATTATCTAACTCCCTTCGCCCGTCTGAACAACTTGCTGATGTAACCGAACGCGTTTTCAACATCACGCAGCAGACTCGCAGCAGCTTGGATGCTACTGCATCCCTATATGCACGTTTAGAGAGAGCCACCAGGCAATACGGAACCAGCGCTGGAGATCTGGCAAAATTAACCACGATTATCAATCAGGGATTTGTGGTTTCGGGCGCAACGGCACAAGAGGCTGAAAATGCCATTATTCAGCTATCTCAGGGCTTGGCCTCTGGCGCGTTGCGCGGTGAGGAATTCAACTCTGTAAACGAGCAGGGTAACGGGGATGTGTTCAGTACCTCTGAGCGCATCGATTTTACGCTCGGAGATATGTGGGTGGTGATGACTGACAGCCTCGGCAATTACCGCGGGCGCTGGCGGGCCTATCCGGTAAGTGGCAAGGCCAAGGCATTCCAGGCCGCAGCCGATACCTTCGAACTCAACATTTATGACCGCGTAAATGTGCAAAACCCAAGCCGGTATTTCATCGCTACCGACTCGGAACTGAACTCCACAATATGGCGCGTAGATAGCGCCAAACCCAATGGTGACGATACTCAAACTCTCTCGCTCACTGAGTATTCAGACTCGATTTATCCGTAACACACAGCAGTAATAACAACCTTCGCGCACACCATCAGATTTACTTCTGAGGGCTTCGTGCGCCATTTATATAGGGCGACATGCACAATGGCACAAGTACCACTCCCAACCCCGACCGACAATGATGTGCCTAGCACAGATATCCGGGACGCAGTTTATGGCGGCGCCATGCTGGATAAGGTTGTCACCAGCACTGAGCTGACGTACACCGATCGTCTCGGCGGCGAGCACTACACAGTAGACGGAATTAAGGCTGAAGGGGATAAGGTTGTCGAGGAGACCCGCCAGAACCTGATCCCCCTCAGTCGTCAGTATATGACTCTGTCAGCCGCTCAGGCTGACATCGCAAATATCCCCGAGGGGTCAACGACCTATGTGCGCAGCCCTGATGGCGGCACACTGGCGGATGAGTACATCAACAACGGCGGCACGCTGCAGCCTACCGGGCGGAAAATGCCGTCTCAGGAATCCATCGAACTGGCTTCTGTTCCGGCTATCAGAGGGGTTGGGCAGGCAGAACTGCGCGACAGTATCGCAACTCTGAAAAACACTGCACCAGAAATGCAGACTCGCCTGCGTGTTTCCAGCGACTTCACTCAAATCCTCGCCACGAAGAACTTTGACGGGACTGTAGATGTTGCTTTTTCTGCTGACTATGCGGACCCGGTGATGCTGAAGCTGGGCCATGCTGCATGGTCGAGCGTATACAACAATTGCACAATAACGGTGATGGGTAACGGGCGAAAACTATTTGAGCGCACGTTTTTCGGCGGTGAGTCCATGGAAAATGGTGTGCTGACTACGCCGTACCAGGAGTTTGCGCTCTCTGCGTTCACCGTCGCCTCATCTGCTAAACAAACAAACGGCTGGACTCTCTATTTGACCGGCACGCTGCCGGGTGGGCTGCCTGCTGACGCGTCCCGCATGATTCGTGACCGCTCACTGAGCGTGGCATCACTGCTGCCGGGTGGTGGTAACACTGCTACCACTGACGGGGTGAGCTATAACGCCACAACCTCACGTCTGGAGTTCACTGTCATGTCGGCCGGCATCACCGCGGCAGGATTTGACGACACCGCTGCCGGTGCCGAGGCGTATATGTGGTCGTTATATGCGGGGCTAATTCTGAGCCAGCAGACGTCTGCCACGCAGACTCGCCCGGAGTATTTTGTCTTCTTCTCCGACGCTGGCACGGTAACAGTGACGGCAACCGACAAAATCAGTACGTCCTTTACTGTGTGGAAAAAGCCTGTTACCGCACCGTCTGAATCCCGTTCAGTGAAAAACGCCGCAGACATCAGCGCAACCCGTGATGACCTGATTAAAACCCTCATCCGTGAGAACAACGAAAAAATGAATACCTTCAGCGCTCACCAGGGCGCTTACCGCATCACCGGAGCTGTCGCGGCATACTCGGCATCGATTCCATTTAACAGCGTGCTTAATCTGTCCGGATTATTTCTCGCCACTAACTTTTATCGCAGCACGATTAACATCTCCGACAGCACCGGGACGGTGAAAGAAATCACCATTCTGGACGGAGAGGAAATTACTGCAGGGGCAATCTCTACGCCGTATCAGGATTTCACTATCGCTCCAACGGTAGCCTCATCGCTCACCACTATCGGTAACGGCGTGGCAGTGGGTTTTAAGGTTTCGCTCCCGGGCGCCCTGCCAACTGACACGACCCGCATTATCCGTACCCGCGATGGGTCACTGAGCGGGGCGCATATTGATTTGATTAACAGCGCTACTACAGACAGCGTGACGTACAAAGCGTCAACGGGTGAGTTATTGATTCTGGCCATGGGTACGAATATCACTGCTGCTGGCATGACGGTAACCCTGGAAAATGCCCTGGCTTACGTACTTGATAAATACCGCAACACGGTATTCAGCCAGAAAACGGCGACCACCGTGAGCAAGCCAATGGTCACGCAATTCGCCGTCAATCCCGGTACACTGACTGTCACATCCACCGACAGCGTGAATATTTACCTTTCATTCGACCTGTTTGCAAAGCCGGGAGAGTCTGCCGCGTCGTCTGCCTACAAACGTTTTTCCACGGTGGTAAAAAATAACCTCCCGGTAGCCCTGACGAATGTCCCGATTGAGCTGAAATGCAACTTTGCGCCGGGCGAGGCCGTCTCAGACCAGTATATTGTGGTTGAGGACGAACAGGGCAATACGTTCCTGCCGCAGTGGTCTGATGCGCCGGATTTCAACCGCCGCCGCAATGGCTCCCTGGGTTACTGGGGCGACGGCTCCCTGCGGGCCGGTTCGCTGATTATCATGGATACACTGGCTGCGGGAGTGTCGAAAAAATACAACATCCGGGTTTACACGGTGCGCCAGCGATACAGCATCTATTCCCGCGCAGTACGGGAGTCCTCTACCTCCCTGCGTGTCAGTGCAGATGATGGCACCACACTGACATTCGACAGCTATCGCAACTGGCTACCGTACAAGCTGGGGTCAGGAGGAAAAGACTACACCTCGATCGCGGAATTTGTTCTGACGCGACGCGCGGGGGCTGGCGGGGCTGCGACCGATTTCTCGGCGATGGCCACTAACGACCCGACCGCATCCTATCGCATCGTTTCTGATGGCCCGGTGTTTACCGAGGTTGAAACTATCAGCTACAGCCAGATTTCAGCAACGTACCCGGAGTTTTCCAGCCAGTTTCTCAAATTCACGACGAGGACAAAGGTTTTCCAGAACGGCATGATTAAAACTGAAAACGTTATGGCGGTGGATAAAGCGATCCCGGCAGATGTGCTTTTCGGTGTTCGTATGCGTATGAACCTGATTTCCACCGCAGCCAAAACGACAAAAGCGAACCACAATGTTTTGTGGTCCGACAACTCAGCAAAACAGAGCCTGTCGCTGATTTACGCTAACGGTAACGCCCGTCGCGATACGACAGAAACCATGCCTGTTTACAACGTTGCGTCCGCCACTACCGGTAACACCTCCTATGCAAGGCAGGATGGCGGAGCGGTATCGCCTTTCACCACGACCGGGGCAGTCCCGCAGGGCTGGGCGTGGAGTAACGGCTTCCTGATTAACGTCAAAGAGCAGGCAGCTAATAACGACGACCTGGCTAATCGCGTTCAGAATCCGCCGGTGGGATTTGTGGCTCGTAACACAACCACGCAGTACGCCCGCACCCGTGCACTGATGAACCACATCGGGGATATCGTCGAGGGATACACCGACTGGTGGGATAATGAGGCCACCGCCACGGATACGGGCAACGGCGTCATCAACACCCTGGGCGGTAAAATTGTCGCCATGGTGAGAAGCGGCAAGGGGGATTTTAACTCCGTATACGCTCTCTTTGAGGCGCACGCTGATGCGCATTACGGTGGCGTGACGAATATCAACATCGGGGAAGCGGTTGACCTGAAAGGGCTACAGTTTATTTCCCGCACTATCACGCCGGTGGTGTGGTGGCTGTATAAACTGGCGGTGAAAAACGGCGATACGGCAAAACAGGCAGCGCTGAAAACGGCAATCGGCAATCTGGCGAATACGGCAAAAATCCAGTACGGCGGCACACAGAACGGCAACAGCAACTTTTATGCGGCTGCTTTCCGTTTGTGGGCGATGGCCTTCGCGGTTGGTCTGGATACAGACGGCAGCTACAAGACCAACATGGACCGTATCGACACGCTGTACACCGATGCTACCGCGACCGGATTTGCCAACGTGAAAAACATCATCACGGACAACAAAAACGAGTCGGTGTCAGCTGCACGGTATCTGGCCTATCAGTCCTATGCGATGAACAACTATGTGCTGGGTTGTCGGGCGGCCGGGCGTACCCCAGTAGTCGATATGACCACTACCTGGCTGAACGCAATTTCAGCCGCTGGCGGTCTGTCAGAGTTTGACTATTGCATCGCAGAGTCGAGGCGTGGGACGCCTACCACAGTGGCGTTTTTCCCGTCTCTGCTGGCGTTCAACGGTGACCTTTCTACAGTTGAGGCATGCCATCGACTGCTGGACGGGTTCGATGAAT